AAGTCCCTGTAAAGAGAGCTCTTGCAAGCATGTGTCTTAAGTGACGTTGCATCTGGGGAGGTACTGGTTAGCACCTGGTTCCCTAACCTCTCTAGAGAGCACGCTCTTAAGTGGGTATCGTATAGGACACCGATCACGGAATCCCTCTCAATTGTAAACTACAATTGATGAGATCACCGATCCCGGGTCTGAAGATAACTTCAGTTAAGGCATGTGTTTGTAAAAAGGAGTCAATAGGCTTAAGGTCCTATTGGTTCTCAATTACTTCTCTCTCCCTCGGCAATCCAAGGGTTCAGTCGCATAATTGCGGTTGGACTGAAGCATCTATTGGAGTTCTCGTGTCGTAAAAGACCAAGAGGAATTCGTTACCAGACAGAACTGGATGTCGAACTCAGCATGGAAATTCATGTACTCGATAAAATTCCGAGATGGGAGGTAAAGCGCGATTTTGTTTTAGGTAGATCTTTACTGATCTCCCTTTATCGATTCCGTCTCACTACATATGTAGTGACGGGGATTATAAAGAAATCCGTTTCACCACTCATCGGGGTGGTCCCGTCGTAGAAATACGGCGACGCCATTGGTATTACCAATAGCAAACTTCTTCCTGTGTCGTTTAACACAGGTTCCCATTTGGGGGTTGCCTTTAGCTTCCAGGGGCTTTGCGCCCTGGGAGGAACTAAAGATTTAAGAGCGGTAAGACCGTTCATAAACATAAAAACAAAATAATTATGATATGAAAACACGAATAAACGCTTTATCTAAGTACTTTGGTACTATGTATAAGCGTTTAGATGCGTCTCTTAAATGGCAACACGCTCTAAAGAGCGAAAGAAGTATGATTGGTTATCTGAATAGATTACCTATCCTACTTCTAGGAAGTTCTGGTCGCTCATGGATTTTAGCTATAATTAGGTTTTCCCGCTATGCACTTAAGATTTACTCCCATGAAGGTTCTAGAGGTTTGGCTATCCTCCTTAAGACTTGTCACACTATGTTGATCAAATCTAAGGCAGGTCGCCCTATCGTAGGAACCCAGACGTCTCTTGGACGTCGTGTGGGAGCTACCGGAAGAGGTTTACCGAGGTTTATACCCTCAGTACATCGTAAGATGCTCCTCCGTGGCAATAGTAAAGTGTTTATCTTCTGAATATCACTGTTCTCTTTATATAGAGTCTGTGATTATTTCGGAAAAATGAACATCCGAACAATTACCACGCCTGGACCTAAAATAAATTTAAAGCCTTATGCTGATTTTATATCAGTTTTCTTCATTCGTAGCCACTTGGATTTATCTCAAGTATCTAAGATTGAAAAATGGGCTCCTAAACTTATTACTAAGTCTGGACCCGGAGTGGTATCTGCCCCTAACAAGGGGTCTAAAAAGATAATGCCTATCGTAAATATGTACGATACTACAGCAGCAATGCTGGTACAAGCCATCCAACTCGTAAAGAACCCTAAGTTCAGTGGGCTCTTCCTTGCATTCAAGGATTTAGCTTTTGTTACTGGACAAGATAGTCTAGTCACTCAAATCACTAAGTTGGCTG